ATCCACGCATGAACATATACTACCTCTACTCTACTTTGTAGGGGCAAGCCCCTACGACCCCGTTATTAGTAGGGGCAAGCCCCTACGACCCCGTTATTAGTAGGGGCAAGCCCCTACGACCCCGTTATTAGTAGGGTCAAGCCCCTACAGATCCGTTGCAATCCGGTTGAGCTGGAAGCTCATAAAATTGAAACGCATAAATCAGGTTGAATTGTAAAATGGCGATTCGCGTGTACAACAATTCCGACTATGAAGGCGAGGTGGTCGTGGAAACCACGGAACGTTTCTATCTCGGGGAAGCAAAAGACTTTGCAAAGGAGTATGATTGTACCGTCATGATCCGTTCCTTTCAAGGTTGGAAATTCAAAAAGGGACCTTCCAGAGCAGAGCTCGGCGATACAAAACCGACTGCTCTCGTAGAATGTCGTGGGAAGGACGTATATATTATTTAAGCAGAACCTACGGTTCCGCACCTCCCTTGAAGCTGGAAGCTCAAAATGTTATATTCACAAATAATATGTACGGAAAAGGGTATAAATTTTCAAGTAAAGATGAATTGAGAAAAACAATTGAGAAAAGAAAGGGTGATGATGGAACGGCAAATACGTGGGATGTATCTGCCATTACAGATATGAGTTTTTTATTTCATATGACTGAATTTAATGAAGCCATTGATCAATGGGATACCAGTAACGTAACTACTATGGAAGGAATGTTTATGGCATCCTCTTTTAATAAAGATATTAGTACATGGAATGTAAGTAAAGTAACAAATATGAAAAAAATGTTTAAAGCCCATCTACTTCCACCAGTATTTAATCAACCTTTACCATGGGATGTAACAAGTGTGACAACAATGGAAGGCATGTTTTTTGATTCTATTTTTAATCAACCGTTGAAATGGAAAACGTCTTCTGTTACCAACATGCAAGAAATGTTTTGCCGTAGCCAAATGAATCAACCATTATCCTTAGATGTAAGTATGGTAGAAAACATGGAAAGTATGTTTATGCATTCTAAATTTAATCAAGATATTAGCGAATGGAACACGTCTTCCGTAACAAATATGTCTCATATGTTTTATCATTCTGTATTTGATCAAGATATTAGCGAATGGAACACGTCTTCCGTAACAAATATGTCTCATATGTTTAATTCTTCAGTATTTGATCAAGATATTAGTAGATGGAATGTCGGAAATGTAACAAATATGTCTCATATGTTTGAATATTCAAAATTCAATAAAAATATACGTACATGGAATGTAGAAAAGGTTACAGAAATGACAAATATGTTTTCAGAATGTCCCATTCTTGATAGAAATAAACCGCGCATATTTGTTTTTCCAAAAAAAAAAATAAAGAAAAAGATTACTATTTTTATTGATATGCACGGTGAAAATTTAAAAGATGAACTTCCACTTGATTTACCTCTTCATACATCTCTTGCAGTTCGTCCAGGAATATGTACATTTATGTTTGATAAGACTACTACAGAAACCTTAGAAAGAATAGAAGAAATAGAAGCAGATTATCATGGTAAACCGATCTTTGCAGGAAATGATATTTATGGACAAAAGTTTCAACCATTCAAAGACGTTTTATTTGAAAGACATTTTAAGGATGCCATGAGAGGTACACCTGGTTATACAAAAGAAGCATTATTTGAATTACATAAAGAAAGAACGTCACCTTTCAGAAGAATAAAACATAATAGACTTTATACGATATCAGACGATAATAGAGCAATCCTCATGGGAATATTTATCATCAATGCACAAGTAAATAATCATGATATTGATATTGAATATCCAGATAGTATACAAATTAATTCTAAACCATTTACACCTAGTAGATCAGAGTTTATCAAAGAAGACTATATGAGTTTACAACGCAGAAATTTATTAAATGTAGAAGTTGCAGATTCTTTTGTGAAAGGAGGATTTCAATTAAAAAGTAATGATAACTATACAAATATAGACCATGTACCAAGTATTACCTTACTTGATATTCTTCGTTTTTTTGAAAAAATGGGGTTTGATTATGTCAATATAATAGATGAAGGATGTAGAGGCGAAGACATACCTCCAGATTTAAGAAGTAGAAAATCTTTCATAGAACGTGAAGGTCATGCTGCTTTAATGGAGGCAATACCTGGGTTAGGTGGTAAACGCAAAACACGTTTACGAAAGAAAGTAAGAACAAGAACCCATAAGCGTTTCTAAAATAATCTCGCTACTTCACGTAACCGTATCTTTTCACGCTTCTCTTCATACTTTTCATGATCTTTCCATACTGCAATTTCCTTTTCTACCGCCTCTCTTCGCACTTGATACTCCGGTACTTGATCCAATACCAATTCAATCACTTGTTCTATCGGTTTCATCAATTGATTTGTAATGTAGTGCTCGTAATCCGGTACCAATCCTTTTTCTTTCATGAATTCTGGCGTCTCTATTTTTTCACCCTGCAACTGCTTCTTACTTCCACAAATGTAGGCGAACCGCACACGATCACCAGGCTTTGGTTTATTACCGGGGTCACGCTTTCCAATCCGATCAGCCAAGACCTTGTGCGCAATCTGTTTCGGATTCTTGTAGCCGGATCGCAAGGATTTCGTCAACACTAGTTTTTCCAGAGGTACTTCACCACGTCTGACTTCTTGGATACGTTGCTTCACAAAGTCTACTGCTTTGATCGCATCGCCATCCTGCATCAAAATATCTATCAATCCTCCATACACATCTTTGACAATGGGGGCATTGTCTCGTCTCTTCAAGACAATACCCATACTTTTACGTGAACAGTTCACCGTATCATTCTCGTACAACATACCAACATATCTCTTTTTAGAAAGCAACACGAGAGGGTAAAATGTTTTTTCATATTCTAGCTCGTGCGGTAACTTGAGAAAGGCCGTAGCTAACTGACCCGCTTCTTTTGCCAATTCAATCGTCAGTGCCAGCGCATCTATTCCCGTTACTTTTTCCCCATCATGCATTAATGTAAACTTGAAGAAGACGGAATCCGTGTCGCCATACACGTACTCTGCTGTCGCGCGTACCGGACCCAGGGACGTTTCGCACAACCGATCCGCGTACACTTCTTCAATCAATACCTTGGCATAAATCAATAATTTGCGACCCGTAGCCGTACAAGAAGCGGCGACATCCTTATCGTAAAAGGTACTGGTCCGTGCACCACATTGTCCGTATAAGGAATTAGCCGTTACCTTGTACGCGTTTTGTCTCTTGTCCAAAATATTTTTCATAAACTCGTCCGGTTCTTTTGCCATTTGTTTACGTGTTCGGCTACGTGCTTGTAACAGTTCATCCAGTACACAAGGGAAAATGGCTTTGCCTTGTGGAAATTGAGCAAAGCGACATACTTTGGTTCCCATTTTCGTTTTCACTGCTTTGGATTTCGGTGTTTTACGTACGTAGTGAAACGTATCGTACTCAATATCTACATACTTGTAGTTCGGTAAGTTATCGTAAATATAGACGCCGTTGCGTTGCACACCCGTTTCTTTCAAAAGGTTACCTGCCAAGTCATATTCTTTGGTCCATACTTTACTACTGGAGCAAATGTTTTCGGAAATCATGGAGGATGGGTACAGAGATTTATAATCACACACGGCAACCGGGTCTGTATACAGGGCACATTTTGGGTCTAAGACGATGGCACCTTCATACCCCGTATCAAATTCCATCGTTTTCAAAACGGGCATCAGCGTGTTCAGCTTACGACACTGTTTGGAAATGTAGCTGGTAAGTTTGATCCCTTGACCACGAAAGATGAGGAATTCAATGGGTACACTACAAATGGATGCCATTTCAATGAAACCGGTAAGCATGTCTGTTTTTTGGAACAAGTTTTGAACAAGGTTACAATCTTGTATACAATACTTGGCAATGATGGCGCGATCGGCGTCCGATCCCTTGGACAAACGAAAGATATCGTGATGATCTACGTCATCTTTTGCAAGGGACCATCGTGAGGGTGTTTCCGCTGGTGGTTCTGAAAGGACAAAGTAGTCGGATTGAATGTCTACGACTTTATACTTGATTTCATCAAAAGCAATGTAGTTGCCGACTTCTAATCCTTGAAAATTTTTCGTATAAACGTGTGTTCCGTCTACCTTTTTTACTTTGTCACCAATGAAATAAGAGGCAACCGAATCTAGCTTGTAGGATTCAAAATTATAATCACGACGAAAGATGGTGTACAAGTCAATATGAATGCGACCATCCATTTTAAAATAATTCAAGTTGTACTCTCCACTCGCGAGGAATACGGATTTTTCTTCCATTGCCCATTCGCCTTCTACTTGTTTACATGCCATGACGTGTTTGTTACGTGTCAAGTCTACAAAGTCATCAATACATCCCGTTTCCAAAGCACGCTTGTACATGAATTGTTCATCAAACCCGAAAATATTGTATCCAATCAAAATGTCTGGATCTTCTTTTTGGATGAGACGTGTCCATGCCACTAACACTTCACGTTCTTCCTTGTAGCATTCCAACTCTGCATTCGGTACCGGTTCGCAGCCACCCAGTACAATACAATGATTTAGAATGTTTACACCATTCTTGTAAAAGGTGCTTCCAATAAAGGTAACCGTATCACCCTGTAGTGGTGGAAATCCATTGTTGAGCGCTTTACGCAACTCTACGACTTTATAAGGATGGTCGCTTGCCATAAGTTCGTCTACGTTCATGAGAGGCGTGTCTACTGGCGCGGATTCCTCTTCATCCGAGGTATAGTCATCTAGGATACTTCCACGAATGATTTCTTTTTTCCATTTTGGTAACATGTCCTTAATGTACTCACGTGTTACCGGCGTCTTTGGATAAACAAGGTCAATGTTAGGTAACACATCGTATCCAAATGCGGCATAAATACATTGTTCCAAGGTTTCATCCGATTCCAAAATTTGTTCCGCCAATCGTTTGTAATCTTTGATTGGTACGGGGAAATCACCGTGACTACTACTGGCCTCTATATCAAAACTACAAATTTTATAGGGGACGGGTGTCTCCTTTTGAAGGGCAATAATGTCTTTTGTCTGCACGATGAATTCATGGGTACACGTAGTTGTGCGTTGTGTAACCTCTTTTACTTTAGGCAATTGAATCCATCCGGAAGGACTAATTTCTTTAATGTGAAAGAACCGAAGTAGTGGTGGAATGTTCGCCTCGTACAATCGTATGAGTTTACCCTGATAATAATAGCCGGGTTTTAGAATCATTTTTACTTCCATACCTTTTTTCACTTCATCGTACCAAAGGTTCCTCGTTTTATAAAAGGAGGACATGCCGCGAAATTTAAAACATAGAAAGAGATGGTCGGATTGGGCATCAAATCCGTCCAGTTTTTTACGCTTGATAAAGACACAATCTAAAATAGAATCGGCAAAATAAGGCCCAACTTTTTGTTTTACGTGGTCAAGAAAGGATCGTTTGTCTCCCGAAGTAAAGGAGGGTGGTACGAGACAATAGAAATACGGTTTGAAATCGTGTACTTCAATAGAAAAGGTTTCTCCTTGCTCATTGATGCCGAACATTTGAATGATAAACATGGTTGCGTCATTCGCATCAATGTCGGGATCTTTACGATTCACCGGTTGAAAGTCAAACAACCGTACTTCCATGCTTTCTTTTCTAGAGTAGTATTCAAATCAATTTTATTTAGGATGATTCTTAAAATATTTTTAATAAATATAAGTATGGCACAACAACAAGTTTCATTAAAAAATTATATTACGAACGGGAACAATAACACGATTACTACACAGGCGTATGCAGTGGCACCTAACGGATTCAACAGTTCTATGATATCGTTAGGCGAAAATGGTGGCAGTGGCGTGTTGAACTCTTCTACGGCTACTGCGGTAACTAGTGCACCAGTTACTTACGGTCTTGTCTATGTAAACTCTGGGTATGCTTATGGTGTGAGCAATAACAGTCTTCATCAGTATAACATTGTAGTAGGTGCAAGTGGATATACCTACAATACCTCTTGGGACTTGTCTAGTGACAATTACAGCGGTACTGGGTTTCCTTTAGTGAATGGTACATCCATACCCACCTCCAGCAACAATAACAATATATTTAGTCAGTCGTTACAAATAGAAACGGGAGGTACACCTATTACAGTTGAGGGTGCTGCTACATTCACTGTAACAAATATTTTTGGTACCACTTCTTATTTAGCTACGGATGGCATCAATATTTATGCCATGTTACCTGATAGTAGAATAGCTGTCATTACGATGACGTCTAACGCGCCATCCACCATTTCTCTTATTACAAGTGTACCTGTGTTACAAAATTTATCCAATAATGCTTCGTTTGGATTAGCATGGCTTGCCGGATACTTGTACACCTTTGACGGGTCTACCAATGCGCTCACCTACGTAAACATTAACACGGGTGCGTTTGCTCAACTCACTGGTACGGGAATACCAAACCAATACAATGGTTTAGCTCCCACTACCCAACTTGGAGGAGGTGTTACCTCGTATACTTTCAACGGTGTTGATTATTTATTCATTACAGATTATTCGGGTGGTTCCTTTTACCAGATTAATGTAGCCCAATTGGCTGCTAGTTCCAAAACGTCTATTTCTTTTTATTCTCAAAATATTTATAGTTTCCAAGAAAGAGCCATTTCTTTAGCCCAATTAGGTAACGTGTTATATTTACTTTCGTCAAACACACCGATTGCCACTACTTACTACAATACGTATCAATTATCCATCAGTTTAGTAGAAACACCCATTTGTTTTTTAAAGGGGACCTACATTTACACCAATGAAGGATACAAGCAGATTGAGACTCTTAAAAAGGGTGACCTCGTCAATACGTTCAAGGATAATTACGTAGCCATTGACACCATTGTAGAAGAGGAAATATACCATGATGCAGAGAAGCCACGTAACAAGAGTCAATTGTTCAAATTGGATTACCCCGAGTATCCCCAGCTTTTGAAGGAATTGTATGTTACGGGAGCACACAGTATCCTTGTTGGAAAACTAACGGATAAGCAAAAGGAGCGAATCATTCAAGATTACGGGAAAGTGTTTGCCACTGATTTGTTTGATCGTTTACCTGCTTACATTGATGAACGGGCAAAAGTGCATGAAGAATCGGGTACGTACACGATTTATCATTTAGCATTGGAGAATGAGAACATGCATTCCAACTATGGTATTTTTGCCAATGGTCTCTTAGTAGAGTCACTCAGCAAATATGATTGCAATCATCACCTATGGTAGGCAGAACCTACGGTTCCGCACCTCCCTTGTAGCTTCCAGCTTCACCGGATAGGGGCGAGCCCCTACAACCCCATATTTAATTATTTTAATGGGTCGTAGGGGGCCTACTAATATTATGGGGTTGTAGGGGCGTGCCCCTACTAATAACGGGGTCGTAGGGGTGGAACCCCTACACAGTGTCTTAGTAGGTGTGCATCTACCTTGGCTGCTTTTCCATTCGTCAATGCACTGGCGAGACGTGCTAGACCCCACGATTGGGGTGTTTGGTTCGGTCTAGATCCTGACGAATAATACGCGCCCTCTCCTTTTTGAACGATTTTTTGAAGAACAGATAATGGACATCCCGTTTTCTTTGCCAGTTCAGCAGAGGGTACCATAGAGGTTACTCCAAACTTTTTCTTTGCTTTCACAATATGTTTGGATTCTTTATGAGGGTAGGACGGTAGGGCTTTACGTGTTTGATAAATACCTTTTTTGTACATGCGACGCGATTTCAAAATCATCTTTTGTTGGATGATTTTGTCTTGTTTAGATAAAGGAGAAATGTAACGAGTGGGGATCATAATATAAGTAAATAGTATGATTGTAATTTATTTGATTGGACTGATCCTTTTATTAATCGTCTCTCTTTCGTATAAGGAAGGGTTTGAATCCGGTACATATGCTTATTTAGCACCGAATGATATTCTTGTAGCAGATGAAACTACTAAAAACAATTTCATTACGGCTGGTAAGAAAACGGCCGCTGTTCTTTTTCCTGACATGACCGTGACAGATGGACAAATAAATCAGATAAAGAGTGCAATGAATAAAACAACTGACGTTTCATTAAGTGAAATAAACTATTATATTCAAAACAATAAATGGCCTTATGGACCCTACATTATGAATTTTTTGACAGTCAATAAAGAGGATGTATTGAAAAAGCTTAAAGATAATAATACAAAGATACAGTCATTAGAAGATTTACAAAAAGTATTTCCTACTAGATTCATTTACAAATTTTTAATTGAAGCCACTGAAAGTCAAATATCTCCTCCACCTTTATCCAATAACATTTACATGGGCAAAGCGGTAGCACCCGCAGAAGCACCTGTAGTACAAGAAGAAAAAACAACTGCAACCATTCATCCTCCCTTTTCCACTGAAAATTATACAAAGTTACAATCCATTTGCTCTACGCTACGCTAAAGACAAAATAAGGTACTAGATAGACTAACCCTACCGTAAATATGTCATTGTATCGTGACATGGCAAAGAATTGTTCTAGTATAACCGTAGAGAGAACCATCGCTGCATCCGCTACTAAAATGTAGGCGCCATTCTCTTTCGTATATCCCTTGAATAAATTGAAGATGGGACTTGTTCCTGTATACTGTTGAAGGAAAGCGCCGAACAAGAGATCATGTGTCATTTGAATACCTACTGCAATACATGCCGTGACAAACAAATTTCCTTGATAGAGTTGCGCTAACCAAACAACTAAAACAAGGATAAGGACATCTGCGATGACCGCTCCTATCCCAAATTCGCGATACCACTGCGTCAACGTTTTGGATTTGAAGACGGTCAATGACAATGCAATCACTGCCAAGTCCGTTACTAAGGCCGCATTCAACAGAGCAAGCATATTCTATACCTATACTATATGACCAAACGCGTAAAAACCATATCTATCCCTATTGATTTTGATGCAGAGGATGCCGGCTATTCTGTTCTAAAAAGTAAACGGATGGTTCACTTTTTACTAGATTCAGTACGTCAAGGAAATAATTTAATTCAAACCGTTCGCCCCTTTACTCTACATAAAACAACACTTTGCTTGCGTTCTAAACCTTTCAAGGAATGGACAAATCGTCCTAGCTGGGAAGACATTCAATGTGAAGCACCCTCTACCTGGCTAAAAAAGACACCTTGTAAGATTGGAAAAAACAATAAATTGTTTGCCAAGTACAAGAGTAACGAAATGGTAGCCGGCTTTGCCATTTATTTATGGAATATTGTTTCTGGTGAAATTACGGAAGCCATGCATAAAGAATGGGTCAAGCAGCTAAAAAGTATTGTAAAAAAAGAAGTAGTGATTCATAATGAAGACGTAGATTGGTTTCACGTGAAAGAATTAGTTCATACGAATTAACTTATCTATGAATTCTATCATCGTAGCATAGTCGTGATTCACGGATGTGGATGCATTACGTTTTTTATCTTCCCAATTCAATCTTTGTAGTTTATTAGACAGTATTTCTAATTTTTTTATATACTCTACTTCAGATGTAGCCGTTACGATGTCTGAAGGTACTTGAGGTTCTTGTGATGCTGTAGTCGCTTGTGGAGCTTGTGGTGCTGGAGTCGCTTGCGGTGCTGGAGTCGCTTGTGGTGCTGGAGTCGCTTGTGGTGCTGGAGTCGCTTGTGGTGCTGGAGTCGCTTGTGGTGATTGAGCTGCGCGTGCTTGTGGGTGAGCTGCACGTATTTGCGCGGTCCGTGCATGTATATGAGGATTTGGATTTGGTCTC